GATTGAGGTAATGCCAATAGGAGTGGTATATAAATTTTACTGCTCCTTATTACCAAAGAAAAAAACTTATCTAAGATACCTTAGTGGAAAGAAAACCAAAACAAATGAAAAGGTTGTTCCTTTCATAAAAGAATATTTTGAAGTTAGTAAGTTACAAGCAAGTGAATACTATAACTTAATGACTACTGATGAGTTAAAGCTACTATTAAAACAATATGGTAAAACAGATAAAGAAATAAAAAAGATGGGTGTTAAATGACAAAACTTGTTTTAGCTTGTTTGGCTAATTTAATTGCTTCGGTATTTGCTTTTTTTCAATTACAAGGGCATTATGTATGGCCGGAAGTAAGGTTTTTAAAATCAATGTGGTGGGTTTATGCTACAAGTTTAGTTATCGCCCCAATGTTTTGGTATTCCACTAAATGGTCTTATGAATACTTTGGTGCTTTTTGGAATATGAGATTAGCTGGGTTCGGTATTGGTACTGTTGTATTTGGTACATTGACTTGGTTATTAATCGGTGAAATACCAACACTTAAAACATTAATAAGTATATTATTAGCAGTATCGATTATTTTAATACAATTAACAAATGTGATAAAGGTATAACATGCAAATAAAAGAACGAGAGTTAATTACTGAAGAACATCCTATAGTCGAACAGATGGAGAAAGAATGGCCGGAAATGACTAAAGAGTTTCGTAGGTTACAAAGAGAACAATACGAACTATTTCTTAAAAAACAACATGATTATGGTCCTGGTAATATTTCTGTAGGAACACAATTACAGACCGAAGAAGAAGTTCATCTATCACTTACTGGTTTATGGTTTCGTATGAACGATAAGATACAAAGACTAAAAACTTTACTAATGAGTGGTAGGGACAATGCAGTACAAGGTGAGCCGATGGAAGATGCTTATTTAGATGTATCTAATTATGGCATAATGGCAACAATTGTAAAAAATGGTAAATGGGGTAAATAATGGAAAGACATTGGGGAGCTAAGAAAGAAACACCAGATAGAAAATATAATGGTGATGTTGCTGAAAAACATATTTCAGTTCAAGACAACAAAATATACTTCTACTCTGGCGTAAACAGAAACTCATGTAGTGAGTTAAACAAAAAAATTGGTGAATTAGAAGGAAAGTCCTTGACTTTGTCACAAACTCTTGGTATATTACCACCACCTATTAAGATACATATTAATTCAGGTGGTGGCAGTATAGTAAGTGGTATTGCTTCTATGGATACTATGTTAAGATGTAAAGTTCCTGTTGAAACTTATGTAGATGGATTCTCTGCTAGTGCTGGAACATTTTTAAGTGTGGTCGGTAAGAGAAGGTTTATGAGTAGAAACTCTTATATGTTAATCCACCAATTAAGCAGTAACTTTTGGGGAACATATTCCAACTTTGATGATGAAAAGAAAAACTTAGACTTAATGATGAAAACAATAAAAGACATTTATAAACAATACACTAAATTACCTATGAAAAAACTTGATGAAATGCTAAAACACGATTTAATGTGGGATGCTCAAACTTGTTTAAAATATGGGATGATTGACGAGATAATATAATGGGACATGTATCACATAGTCAGTTTGTTTCTTATAGTGAATGTAACCTCAAGTGGAAACTTCGTTATATAGACAAGCTAGGAACTTTTACCGGCAATATACATACTCTTTTTGGAACTGCTATGCACACCGTGATACAAGAATATCTCACGGTGATGTATGGTACTTCTATCGTAGCTGCTGAAGCACTCGACCTAAATGGTATGTTGAAAACTGAAATGATGGGTGAGTTTAAACTCATAAAAGAAGGTCAAGAAACCTTACCTTGTAGTCAAGATGAAATGGTTGAGTTTTATCAAGATGGTTTGGCTATACTTGAACATTTCAGAAAACATCGTGGTAAGTATTTCATGAAAAAGAACTACGAGTTAGTTGGGATTGAGTTGCCTATAACTATAGAACTACAAGAGAACGTAGAGTTAAAAAGTTTTCTTGATGTTGTGATACGAAATAAGATATCAGGTAAGATAACTATTATTGACCTTAAAACTTCTACGAGAAGTTGGACAGATTATCATAAGAAGAACTTTTACAAGAAAGCTCAGTTATTACTTTACAAACAATTTTATTCAGAAAAGTTTGATGTTCCATTGGATAAAATATCTGTGGAGTTCTTGATACTAAAAAGAAAGATAGCAAAACAAAGTGACTTTCCTATCAGTAGGTTACAGAGATTTGAGCCTGCCAATGGTAAAGTTAGTGTAAATAAAACTATAAAAGCCTTTACAGAATTTCGTGAGGCTATCTATGATAAAAGTGGAAACCATAAAACAGATAGAAATTACAATGCTTCTCCTGGTAGTGCTTGTAAGTTCTGTGAGTTTGTAAAAACGGAGCATTGTGAGTGGGGAAAGGTACTTTAAGAGTAGCAATAGTAGGTAGTCGTAAGTACGAAAACCGAAGAAAGATAAAAGAATTTATCTATAAGTTGAAAACTGATAAGGGTGCCGATACAATCATAGTTAGTGGTGGTTGTAAAACAGGCGCTGACTATTACGCTAAAAAGTATGCTTTAGAACTAGGATTACAATATCAAGAGTTTCCACCACAACACGAACATTGGAATTTATATTGCCCAAAAGATAAAAAAGATTATAGTAAACCATATAGCGTAAAAAACTATTATGTTAGAAACAAAATCATAGCTGCTTATTCAGAATATGTTGTTTCTTTTGTTCCAAGAGGAGTTGAGTCTAAAGGCTCTATGTCAACGATTAAATATGCTAATAAGTTTGGAAAAAAAACCCTTGTTATTAATTAAACTATATATTTATATATACTAGTTATAGACAACGAGGAATAGGTTATGAAAAAAGATACTTTAACAAAGTTGACATCGGTAAAAATTCTTAAATCGTTATATGAAGATTTTAAACTTAGAACGGTCAACTCATCAATGAATTTACAAAAATTAGTTAATCGCTCAGTTCATCAATATGTTCATGATAATGTTATACAAGAAAGCATAGAAAGTTATGATAAACTACATACAAGTGGGAGTCAGTTCTAATGATTAACTTGAGAGATGATTTGGTAAATGCAAGTAAATTACATTTTAAGGCTCATATCGAAAAGCATCGTATAAATATTGAAAATTTATTAGAAAATGCTTTTGGTTTAGCAGAACATCCTGATATTATGGATACGATTGAAAAAGAATTAGCAATTATCGCTGATTATGACGATAAACTAAATGTATTAAATAAATATTTTGAAAGTGGTAATAGAAATAAAGAGGTTATAAATGGCTAAGAAGAAAATATTACTAATGTCTGATGACTTGAGAATGCATAGTGGCGTAGCTACGGTATCTAAAGATATTGTATTTGAGACATTAAATGAATATGATTGGGTTCAGATGGGTGGAGCTATCAAACATCCTGAAGCTGGAAAAGTTATTGACATGTCAGAACATCTCCAAAAAGATTTTGGTATAAAAGATGGCTACTTGAGAATATATCCAGTTGATGGTTATGGTAATGAAGATTTATTAAGAGATGTTATTGCTATAGAAAAACCAGATGCTATACTTCATTATACTGATCCTAGATTTTGGATTTGGTTTTATAACATGGAAGCAGAAATCCGTAGAGATATTCCTATCTTTTATTATAATATATGGGATGACTTACCAGATCCACAATACAATACAAACTACTACAAGAGTTCTGATTTGTTGATGGGTATATCAAAACAAACGTATGGAATCAATAAAAGATTATTACCTGATTATGAAGATTGGCAAATAACTTATGTGCCTCATGGTATATCAGAAAGAAGATTTAATAAGATAGAAGATGATAATGTTTCTTTAATTGATTTTAACTCTAAACATGGTATCGCTAACAAGAAATTTAAGATACTTTATAGTAATAGAAACATCAGAAGAAAACAACCTGGTGATGTTTTATTGGCATATAAATACTTTATGGATGGTTTAACACCTGAACAAAGAGAAGAGTGTGTGTTGGTATTTCATTGTTCACCAGTTGATGATAACGGAACAGATTTACCAAGAGTTCATAAACACTTATGTCCTGAATATGATGTTTGTTTTACATATGAAACAGATAGACGACCATTTAATGATAATGACATGAATCTACTATTTAACTCTGCTGATGTTTATATTAACTTGGCTAGTAACGAGGGATTTGGATTAGGTAGTGCTGAAGCTCTTACCGTTGGAACACCAATCATTGTTAATGTTACTGGTGGTCTACAAGACCAATGTGGTTTTAGGAAAGATGGTGAGTTTTTAACACCTGAAGATTATGTCGAGTTAGGTTCTAATCATAAAGGAACTTATACTGAACATGGTGAGTGGGTATTTCCTGTTTATCCAACTAATCGTTCACTTCAAGGTTCACCTATGACACCTTATATTTTTGATGATAGATGTCAGCCAGAAGATGCTGCTGTTCAGTTAAAGAAACTATACGACTTAGGTAGGGAAGAAAGAAAAAGACTTGGTTCATTGGGAACTAAGTTTTGTAAAGAAAATCTAATGACATCAAAAGCTATGGGACAAGAGTTTATTAGTTCTATGGATGGGGCATTTGATAATTGGAAACCAAAAGAAAAATACACTATGGAGGCAGTATGAAACGTTCAGTAGTTATGATTGCACCTTTTAATACCCGTAGTGGGTATGGTGACCATGCTCGTTCAATCTATTATTCTATTATGGATAGAGAAGATTTAGACATTAAATGTTTAGATGTTAAGTGGGGTTCAACACCTAGAAATCACTTACGACCTGAAGTCAAAAGACATCAGAAGTTGTTAAGTAGTTTTACAACACAAGATAAAATAACAAGTCAACCTGATGTTGTTATCGATATTAGAATACCTAATGAGTTTATTCAAGGTGGTAAAGTTAATATCGGTATAACTGCTGGTGTAGAAACTGATGTTGTATCTCCTCAATTTTTAGATGGTATGAACAAGATGAACCTTAATATAGTTCCATCTAAGTTTACAGCAGACACATTTAACAGATGTACATTTGATAAGATGCAAGATGCTCCTAACGGACAAAAACAAAAAGTGGGTGAAATAAAAAATGAAAAACCTATTTCAGTTTTGTTTGAGGGTGTAGATACGGATGCATATTGCCCAAAACAAAAACATGAGTTGGAGAGAGGTTTATATAATGACTTGGATAAACTTATCAAAGAAGACTTTGCTTATCTTCATGTTGGACAATGGGGACAACAAGGTTTTGGAGAAGATAGAAAAAACATTGGTGTTTTAATCAAATCTTTTTTAAAGGCTTTCTCTAATATACCCAATCCACCAGCACTTGTTCTTAAAACTAATGGTGCTAACTTTAGTGTTCTTGATAAAGCTGACATAAAGAAAAGAATACAATCAGTTAAAGATATGTTTGAGGGTGTTGATTTACCAAATATTTATTTAATACACGGTGACTTAACGATTGAAGAAATGTCAACTCTTTACAACCACCCAAAGATTGCTGCTTTTATTACTTGTACACACGGAGAGGGTTTTGGACGACCAATGTTAGAAGCTACTTGTTGTGACTTACCTGTAATTGCTCCAAAGTGGAGTGGTCATATGGATTTTCTTACAGATGCCGAATCTATGTTAATTGATGGCTTTTTAAAACCAGTTCCTAAGTCTGCTATATGGAAACCTATTATTGTAGAACCATCTAAATGGTTTGATGTAAATGAAGCCGATGTGGTTAGAAAGATTAGAACTTTTCACAAGAAAAGAAAACTAATACAAAAGAAAGCTACTCGTTTGGGTAAGAAGAACAGAAGAGAGTTTTCATTAACTGCTATGGCAACACAATTTAATAAACTTATAGATGATGTATTAAAATCAATTCCACAACCTGTCAGTTTAAAACTTCCTAAACTTAAAAAAGTCGGTGGTGAATCTCCACAACCAGCAAAAATAAAACTACCTAAACTAAAAAAGGTAACATAATGGATGATATGATATTAAAAGTCAAATGTCCAAATAACACAAAAGAGTGTACTGTTGTTGGTGGTGAGATATTAGAGTCAATGGTTTTATTGGGTGATGAAGAACAGAATATGCAGTGCTTAGCCTGTGGTTACGCTTCTAACAAAACTATGAAAACTCACATAAAACCATTTCCTGATGACTTTAAGGAAGTATGTGTGGAGACAAGTAAGGGTAGGTATTGGGCGCCATCCGTATTCACAACAGAAAACTATATGGTTGTTCCAGTAGTTGATGGTGAGTTAAAGTGGAGAGTTTACGCTCAAGCAGATCCTGCTACAGAAGTAGTAATGCCTACATTTTCGGATGCTTTTAAAATGGTAGAAAAATTGGAGAATCTCATTGGCGAGCAGATACAACAACAAACGAATAGTTAAATCTGTTCAAACAATAGGTCAAGGTAGATTATTACCTGGTATGATAATTACATTTAATTACTCAGAACCAGGTGTTATGGATCCTAGACCTATTCTACTTTATCTAAATACAAATAAGAAAAGTAAAAATTTAGAGGGTTTAAATATAAACTATCTTAATCCAACTAAGTTAAAAAAGTTATTTACTGTTGCTGACTTTAAAAAAACAGAAACAGATGAGGTAGAAAACTTAATCGGTTTGAAAGAAGAATACTTTAGATTGCAGATTGCTAATCCAAAGAAAAGAAGTGCTATGACACCTAAAAGATTTTATAGTGATATTATATCAGCTGATAAATATTTTAAAGGATCATACAGGTCATACAAACTTACCAAGTTAACATCATTAAAAGTTACACAGATAAATACACAATTTATCACTTGACTTTATCAATATTTTATAGTAAATTATATCAATGAAAATTAGTTATTCTATATTAACCCACAACGAAACTACTACTCTTGAAAAGCTATTAAAGTTTTTAATAAAGTATAAACAACCACAAGATGAGATAGTTATTCTTGATGATTATTCAGACAATGAAAAAACAAAAGCTATTTTAGATTTTTATGTATCTACTGAAAACATAGTCTTTGAGCAAAGAAATCTGTTGGAAGATTTTGCTTCACAAAAAAACTATCTAAAGAAAATGTGTAGTGGTGATTATAGTTTTAACTTGGACGCTGATGAGATAATTTCATCTTGGTTTATGGCAGACATCCACGAGATACTTGAAGGTAATCCGGTTGACTTAATTTTCTTACCAAGAGTAAATACCGTAAAGGGAATAACAGAAGAACATTGTAGAATGTATGGGTATACAATAAACGAAAGAGGTTGGATAAACTATCCTGATTGGCAAGGTCGCATCTTTCGTAACCGACCAAACATTCGTTGGGAAAAACCAGTTCATGAACAATTAGTCGGTTTTCAAACTTATGCTCACCTACCAACAGGACATAAGTATTCTATTACTCATCCTAAAACAATAGAAAGACAAGTAGAGCAAAATAGATTTTATAATGAAGATATAAGTGGGATAAAAAAATGAAAATATTAGTTGCTGGTGGTGTTGGATTTGTAGGCACAAACTTAATAAAAAGATTATTGAAAGAACAACATGATGTAATATCTGTGGACAATTATTCAACCGGTAAGAAAGAAAATGAACAAAATGGGTGTCTTTACATTGACCGAGATTTATCAAAAGATAAATGGTGGAATCTATCTGATATATGTGAGTGTGAGGTTTCATGTGATTGTCAAGTAGAACCTGTTGATTTAATATTCAATATTGCTGCTTTAGCTCGTATACAACCATCATTGAAAAATCCAACCAAAGCAATAAGCAATAATTTTAATAGTGCTCTTAATGTATTGGAGTGGGCTAGAAAAAATAATACACCAGTAGTATTCTCTGGATCAAGCACCTTTCATAAGGGTTTATGGAGTAGTCCATACGCTTGGTCAAAGCATTCTGGTGAACAATTATGTAAGTTATATGATAAGGTATATGATTTGCCAACTGCGATATGTAGATTTTATAATGTATATGGGGAACATCAATTAGAAGAAGGTGATTACTCTACAGTTGTTGGTATTTTTGAAAAACAATATCGTGAGGGCAAACCATTAACTATTACAGGTGATGGTGAACAAAGACGAGACTTCACTCATATTGATGATATAGTAGATGGGTTAATCAGATGTGGTATATTTCTTTGTTTTGGCGATAACACTCGTGGAAAAACATATGAGTTAGGTAGAGGTAAAAATTATTCCATAAATGAAATAGCAGATGCATTTGGTAAAAATTATCCTAAAAAATATATCACAAAAAGACCAGCAGAACAAAAAGAAACATTAAACTTAGATGATAAAGCTAAAAAATTTTTGGGATGGGCTGCTAAAATTGATATAATAAAATATATAAATAAAAAATATAGTTTAAAAAATGAGTAAGAAAGTTATAATATTTGGACCTTGGGTTGGTGAATTTAGTTACGAGCTAAGTTGGTGGAATCCAGAATGTAGACAAATTAGAAATGAAAATTTTAGTGATTGTCATGCTGTGTATTTGGGTTTTAATGGTAGGGGTGTTGCTTATAAAGATTTCATAGACGAATACATACCTCATCCAATTGAATTAGAAGAAACTTTAAAATTTCCTGCTACATATGGTGAGCATGTTGATGGTAGAGATATAATTCCATCGGTTTTTATAAATCATTTGAATGATGTAATTGAAGATTTAAAGAACAGAGGTTTTACTGAAATAGCCGTTCACAAACCAGGTGATTTTCCTATAACAAGAGAAAGGTGTTTACAAGATTTTCCATATGGTGAATATGTACATTATGATGTTGATACAAAAATTGAAAAAGAAGTAATTTCTAATATAAATAACTACTTTGATAATAATAGTCCTACTATATTTATTATGGCGAGAACTAGAACAAGACATGGTAAAAGATGCTATTTAGATTGGAATCCTGATAACTGGCCTATTTTTACTAGAAAATTAATTGATGAGTTAAATGTAAATGTGATTTCATTGTCTATTAAGACTCAAGGAAGTAGGGGTGGTTCAAAGGGTTTAGCTGAACACGAATTATTTGAAGATGTGAGAGATAAGATAATGAATTTTGAATTGGAAAAGAATGATTCAGATTCATTTGAAAAACAACTAGCAATACTAAAAAATACTAAATGTAGTATTTATGGTGCTAGTGGTGCTGCTGTAGTTCCTTTCTTTGTAAACACACCAACATTTACTCAGCAGACAAAAGAAGAGGGTTTTAGGCTTGAACTTGGATGGGAAAAGAAATTATTAGATTTTAAACATTTTAAGAATTTTGATAAATATCACGATGGTGAAATCTACGAGTCACCAATAGAAGAATTATTTAATGAATTTGTAAGTTTTTATAAGGAGTTATAAATGGATATTAGAGAAAATATGTTACCAGTTTTAGGTCCTAAAGGTGGAAAAGAAGAGATAGAAGCCCTTCAAGAAGTCATAGAGAGTGGGTGGTGGGGTAAAGGTCCTAAAGTAGCAGAGTTTGAAGAGAAGTTCGCTAAAATGGTTGGTCACAAATATGCTGTGGCTGTCACAAGTGCGTCTCACGGTCAAGATTTGATCATGAAAGCTATGGGATTTAAAGGTATTGATGTTATTAATCCAACTATATCTTTTATAGCCACAGCGATGATTCCTTTATGGAATGGATTCACCACTAACATAGTTGACGTAAAGAGAGATACATTATGTATAGATCCAAAAGATGTAGAGAAGTATAAGAAACCGAATAGTGAAGTCATGATAGCCGTAAATCAAGCTGGTGTACCTTGTGATTATAATGCTTTAAGAAAAGTATTTGGTGGGTTCATACTTGAAGATACTGCTCATAGTTGTTATACACCAGGCGCTGGACAAGGTGGCGATGCTGCTGTATGGTCTTTTCAAGCAGTAAAAACAATGCCTACTGGTGATGGTGGGATGATAACAACCAATGATAAACAATTAGCTGATAAGTGTAGGGAAATGACTTGGTTTGGTGTATCTTCTACTTGGAGTAGAGCTAGTGGTGCTACTCCAGGATATGCTTGGGATTACCAAGTTGACTTGATTGGTTATAAATACTATATGATTGATATAATAGCTGCTATTGCTTTAGAACAGATGAAGAAGTTGCCTGAAAACTTAAAGTTTCGTAGACATGTTCAAAAGAGATATAATAAAGAGTTGCCTGATATTATGGAAAGACCACCACACTCAGAAACTGTACAATATTATTGCTCAAGAGTTTTACACGATGACAGAGATAAGTTAATTGATTATTTAGCAACCAAAAACATTCACACTTCAGTTCATTTTAAACCTCTTCATAAATACGCTCCATTAATACAAAATAGAGATTATCCAGTAGCTGATAGTGAATGGGGTAGATTTATTACATTACCTTGTCATAATAGAATGACAGAGGAAGATATTGATTATGTAATTTATTGGGTTCATGAATATTTTAACAGTAAGGGGTAATATGCAGTACATTTTAGAAATTACTACAAAAATCGGTTGTTCCAACATGTGTGAATATTGCCCACAAACTAAGCTAATTAAGAATTTTGTAGGTAATGTTCATAATGAAAGATTAGTAAATTACTATGAAAGTTCAGGTGATACTAAAAGTTTAGATAAGTTATTGACCAATGAGTATGTTAAGGATGATAAGAATAGAGTAACAATGATGTCAATGAAAACTTTTGAAAAATGTCTTTCTACTGTATCAAAAGAAGTAGATATACATTTTACAGGCTACACAGAAGCTTTTGAAAATCCAAATTGTACTGATATGATAGAACACGCTCACAAAAAAGGACATAAAGTTTTAATCAACACGACATTGGTTGGGATGAAAAAGAACGATATAGACAGATTAGAAAAAATACCATCTTTTAAAGAGTTTAATGTACACTTAACATCCGCAACATACTTTGAAAACATAGGAAAAAATTCACCAAGTGTTAAATCAAAAACTGGAAGAGAAATATCAGATGATTATTTAGAGATGATAGATTATATAATTGATGCCGATTTTCGTAAAGTATTCCATACTCATAGTGCAGAAGGTTATAAATTACATCCAGAAATAGAGAAACACGCTGGTGATAGGATAAGAGCTATAGGTTATAAAAATAGAGGATTAAATTCACGAGCTGGAAACTTAGGCAAGTTGACTGGTAAAAAGTTGTGGGAAAACAATTGGTGTCATAGAATAATACATAATGTTTTATTACCAGATGGCACTTTACAATTATGTTGTCAAGATTATGGATTAGAAGAACCACTTGGGAATTTGTTACAAATGGATTATCCAGATATATTTGAAACTAAAAACTTTAAGACTAGAATAATGACGGGTAAAACTGATATATGCAATAGGTGTGATGATGGAGTGGCTGTTCCAAATGAGGGTAAAGTCAAACTGAGAAGTATGCAAAAATATGAAAGTGAGTGGAGAATAAAATCTTAGATTTGTATAAAATAGACGGTACTATTAATTTAGATAAACACTCTTGTTTCAATGATGAAAATACATTTCCTCAATTTCAAGAGGGACTAGAGTTATTTAAGAATCATTTAAAACAACTAGTTGAGAGTCGAGATAGTGCTACATTTTATAAATTTGGAGACGGTGATTATCGTTTTTTAACGGCACAAGAAGTGGGTAGTGCCAAACCAGGTAATAGAGCTTTGAGTTTGTCATACACAGAAATAGATTTACAAGCTCATAAGGATGGTGCTAATAAATGTGATTTTTATACCTGTGAACTATATCCAGAAAATAAACAAATGTTTTCGGATGTAATTGATAGGGATATAAACTATCCAGCAGAATATGGTTATGGGTTAGTTGGTAATAAATGGTTACTCAATGAATTTCGGTCTTGTATAGGTTTAGTTGGTGCTGAACCAAAGTTACACCTAATTGAAGAGTTGATGACTTATTCAGAATATCAAGATTATTTAGGCCTTGAAAAATTTAAAGATTACATATACTTCCCACAAAAGTTTGCTGCTGATGATTTAGATAAGTTAGAAAGTATAGTTAGACCTCAATTAGAAAAATCAACATCTAAAATATTTTTACTCGGTGTAGGTCATGTTAAAAGTGGAATATTACATAAGTTTTCAGAGTGGAAACCAAATTCTATTTTCTTAGATGTTGGGGCTGGTATTGATATGATTGCTGGTTCTATAAATATAAGACGACCTTATGCTGGAGATTGGACAAATTATAGAATTAAAAAATATGATTATTCTAACATTGATTATCTAAGATATTCTGGTGAGGGTAAAGAGGTAGTTTTATGATTAAAATAAAATTGTATGAGCTAGATGTTCATAGAAATGAAACTACTTTTAGACCTTTCCTAATGGCTCAAGGATTATTCAAAGAAGTTGGGATTGAGTTTACTACTTCTGATACATATGATTATGCTTTTGTAGGTCAGGCAAGTATAATAGATAAGAAAAAATCATTACAAGAATCAATAGACAAAGGATTAGAATTTTGTTCAAAGATAACCGGTGATTACTTTATAGTAGATGGTCAAGATGCTACAACCCTTATTGGAACGGTAGATGTATTTAGAGAATCCAATGCTAAATTGTTTTTAAAAAATACATATTTAAAAGATTTTGATTTATATAAACAAGGTTGGGCTAATGGTAGATACTATTGGGGTAAGGGAGATTACTCTGTTCCTGATATTGATGATTTAAAACCCAAGATGAAGCTATCTGGTTGTAATTGGTTACATACAATTCAACCAAATTGGATGGAGTATAATCAAGAAAAAACTTTTGATGTATCTTGTATGTTTGGATATCCTACAAAAGAACCTGTTTACGAGCATGAAGTTTGCCAAACAGATTACTACGATCCTCATAGAAAACAATTAATGGACATTTTAGGTGATACATATAATGTAGCTAAACTTACCAATGGAGTTAGAATATCACAACAAGAATATTATCAAAATATGTTTAACTCTAAGATTATTATGGCACCAATTGGATATGGTGAAATGGCACCAAGAGATGTAGAATCTGCTATGTTCGGAAGTGTTTTGATGAAACCTGATATGGGTTACATTCAATCCGAACCTTTTATATATGAGGATGATGAAACATATATTGCCGTAAATTATAATTGGTCAAATCTTGAAGAAAAAATAGATTATGTTTTATCTGATTATGATAATATACGAGAAAGATTAGTTCAAAATATGAGAAAAAAATACGAAGAAAAATATAATTTAAAAAATTTAGTGTTGCATATTTATAATATTTTTAGTAAATTAGATGATATTGAGGGGGTTTAAATAAAATGATACCGTTATTCAAAGTTTTTATGTCAAATAAAGTTTCCGATAGTGTTAGTGAGGTGTTAAATAGTGGATATATCGGACAAGGAACTATGGTTGATAAGTTCGAGGAAAATCTAAAGGAGTGGTTTCAATTAGATTATCTCTTAACAACCAATTCGGCTACATCAGCTGAACACCTTGCTTTACATATGTTGAAAAATAAAACAGATAATCAAAAAGTTTTTGATGGTGCTGGTTCTTATAATAGTCATTGGGATGGGTTGAAAGATGGTGATGAAGTTTTATGCACACCATTAACCTGTACAGCAACTAATTGGCCGGTATTAGCTAATAACTTAAAGATAAAGTGGGTTGATGTAGATGCTAATACTCTTAATATGGACTTAGATGATTTGGCGAGAAAGATAACACCTAAAACAAGAATAATATATTTAGTACATTGGGGTGGTTATCCTGTAGATTTAGATAGAGTAAAACAAATTCAGAATAAAACTGAGAGGATGTATGGATTTAAACCAATCGTAATTGAAGATTGTGCTCACGCTCTTGGTTCTGAGTATAATAATTCTAAGATAGGTTCACATGGAAATATATGTACTTTCAGTTTTCAAGCCATAAAACATTTAACATCAGTAGATGGTGGTGCTTTGATAGTTCCACATAAAGACTTATTAGATAGAGGAAAGTTACTAAGGTGGTATGGGATTGATAGACAGGACACAAGCAGAAAAGATTTCAGATGTGAAGAAGATATTAAAGAGTGGGGATTTAAATTTCATATGAACGATGTTAGTGCAGCTGTTGGTATTGAAAATTTAAAAAAAGTTGATAAATTAATAAGCACTCATAAATCAAATGGTAAGTATTATAATGATTCCTTGAAGAATGTTGACGGTGTAACTTTACTTAAAAATGAATATGGCTTTGATTCCTCGTATTGGATTTACACAATGAAAGTTGATAATAGAAATGACTTCATGCGGATGATGAACGATAAAGGCATAATGGTTAGTAGAGTTCATGAGAGAAATGATAAACATACCTGTGTTTCTGATTTTTTATCTCACTTACCAACATTGGATGAGGTAGCAGAGGAAATGATTTGTATTCCAGTTGGTTGGTGGGTTAGTCAAGAAGATAGGGAGTACATAGCGGATACCATAAGGACTGGTTGGTAATGGTAGGTTGGAATGAAGAAATAAAGAAGAGCTTAAAATACTGTGGGGAAAATGTATTCATAGGTCAAAATGTTGTCTTCACAAATCCAAGTGAAGTTGTCTTGGGAAATAATGTAAGAATTGATCCCTTTACATTAGTGACTACGGCATTAGAGGTGGGTAATTATATTCAAATATGTTCTCATGTTGTCTTAGGTGGTGGAAATCAACACAAGATAACATTGGGTAATTGGAATTTCATTGGATATGGTAGCAAACTCTTCTGTGCTTCAGAAGATTATAGTGGAGAATATGGACCAGTAAATGAATTTTGGGGAAGAAATAAAATATATAGAGGTGATATTGTTTTTGAAGATTATAGTGGTATAGCTTCAGATGTCATGGTTTTTCCTAAAGTTACCATTCCAATAGGTTGTACTATTGGAGCAAAAAGTTTTATTTACACAAAAAATAATTTGAAAGAATGGAGTGTGTTTATTGGAAATCCAGTAAAGTTTCACAAACTCAGAAATAAAGAAAATATTTTAAAATTTTCTGTTGATAATGAGTGGTTGAAATGAAAGATTATTACAAAGATTTTGATGGTATGGATATGCCTTGGTTTGAATCACCTTTCTTTTATGATTTATTAGAGTCAGTAAAACTAACAGAAGAGCAATATAATTTAGCAAAACATTTTCACGAAGAGGGTTATGCAATTTTAGATTTGGAATTAGAAGATGAATTTCTTGACAGCATAATTGTTGAAATTAACAATAAAATTCAAAGTGATGAGTTCAAATCACAAGAATCAGGCTATCATTATTCAGAACATCCAAGATTATTTGAAGCATGGAAGTGGAGTCATAATGTGTTGTCATTGGCAAAGAATACTAAGGTAATTGATACATTGAAATTTTTATATGGAAGAAACCCTCTACCATTTCAGACAATAAATTTTATTGGTGGTGCTCAACAACCATTACATAGTGATACAATTCATTTTTCTTCAGTTCCACAAAGGTGGTTAGGTGTATCTTGGATAGCATTAGAAGATGTGGATGAAGATAATGGAACTCTTATGTATGTCCCCAAGAGTCATAAGTTACCAATATTTGAGTTTTCTAACATCGGTATTGATGTTCCAAAATATGGAGAACAGTTTGATGCTTATCATCAGTATGAAGAGTTTATTAAAAAGTTAGTAAAGTCTCAACAATTGAAAAAGAAAGTCTTTACTGCTAAAAGAGGACAGACACTAATATGGTCTGCTAACTTATTACACGGTAGCATACCTATAAAAGATACAAGTAGAACTAGATATAGTCAAGCAACTCATTATTATTTTGATGAATGTAGTCATTATTACAGCCCTATGTTTTCGGACACTTTAAGAGGTAAATTATCTCTTAAAAACTTAAAAGAAAAGGATATAATTAATTATGAAATTTAATCGTTTAGTTGTTTTTGGTGGAAGTGGTGGGTTGGGAAAACCTTTAAGTGATAAGTTACTTAGTGATTATGAGGTAGTTGCTTTAAGTTCTAAGGATGTTGATGTAACTGATTTTAATCAAGTTAAAACTTTTTTTGAAAATAACAATCAAGATATTGTTATAAATTTAAGTGGGTATAATCACAATACAATTTTACATAAATACGATGGCGATGATGTTGAAATAAAAAAACAGATTCAAGTTAATATAGAGGGTAATTTAAACATATTGGCAAATTGCTTACCAAGTATGAGAGAAAAAAAGTATGGTAGAATAATACTAACTTCTTCCGTATTATCTTCTAAACCAGCATTTGGAACTGCGGTATATTCAGGATGTAAAGCCTTTATAGATAATTTAATAAAAACTTGTACTGTAGAAAATATTAGTAAAGGTATTACTTGTAATTCACTTCAATTAGGATATATGGATGGTGGTCTTACATACAAGGTACCTGAACCATTTAGAACAAATATAAAAAATAATATACCACTAAAAAGATGGGGTAAAATATCAGAAATTGAAAATGCTGTTAGGTATTTAATCAAAACAGAGTATGTTAGCGGATGTTCTTTAAAAATAAATGGTGGTATTGATTTATGATAATTTGTGATGCGTATGGTGGTTTAAATGATAGATTAAAACATTTAATTTCGTGTATGAGATTGGATGATGAAATAAAATTGATATGGACTGTTAAAGAAAATTCTGTGCATCTTTGGTGTCCATTTGAAGATTTGTTTACAAATAATTTTGAAACATTTGATCAATATACAAAAAGTGAATGCTATAAATTATATCCATCTGCTAAACTATACAGAGGTCATCAGTTTATAACCATTTGTTATAAAGATGGTTCTAAAATTGATTTAAACCAATTGGCATTAGTCGATTCTGGTAATAGCATACCTGTAATTGTAAAAAACAATATCTTAGACACTATAAATAAATTAGAACCGGTAGAATATATAAGAAAATCAGTTGATGAATTAAAATCTAAATTTAATGACGATACTATAACTGTAAGTATAAGAACTTATTTAGATGCTGAAAGAAACATACACTCTAATGGGAGATTTTTTGACATAAATAAAGTTTTTGAAAAAATGGATAATGAGTTGTACGGTGATAGATTATTTTTTGTTACATGTGACCATCAAGAAACATTTGAAGAAGTTCTTAATAGATACGGCGACAGAATAATTTATACGCCAAAAAGAACTTATTTTGGAGATTACAAAACTACGGAAGGTATACAAGATTGTGTAATAGATTTGTTATTGGGTGGACAAAGTAAACATATGATATCTACAAATGGTAGTGGTTTTAGTGAAATGCAGTGGTGGTTTGGTGGTGGTAAATCAACAATTGAAGTTGTATATTCACATAGTCATCTAGCAAATGATAGGAGATAAATTCATTGTTTTATAAAAAAATATATATTTATATATACAAAGGTTAATAAGTAAAAAAAATGGTTATATAATGTTTAATTACGCTGAATATAGAAACATAATTACATTGGTAAAACAAAATTTACCAATAATGGATTTTTCAGAAGTCAATGATGAAGTTAATGCCTTTTGCGTGTTAAGACATGACATAGAATTTTCAATAGACAGAGCATTACAAATGGCTCGTATAGAACATGAGGATTTAAATGTCCATTCTACTTATACAGTTCAATTGAGAAATAATACTTACAATGCTTTGTCTCAAAAAAACATCGAGGCTATAGGAGAGATAGAGGAGATGGGGCATCACATTGGGTTACATCAAAACCCACCATCAGATATTTCTGATGACCACTTAGTTGAATATATACAGAAAGATATTGAAACACTAGAACATTATTATGGATTTAATGTTGATAGATTTGCATTTCATAGATGTGGTAGTAATCCTGGTATATTGGAAAAGTATGTTGAAGTGCCTGATAAGATAAATTGTTATTCCGAGCAATTCTTTCATTACTTTAGTGGTGAAAAACCAAAAGATTTACGAGTTCATTATTTAGCAGACTCAAATCATGATTGGAAATATGGTCATCCTTTTAATGTAGACTATTGGGATTTACCACAAAAAATGCAGTTATTAACACACCCATATTCTTGGACAGAAGTGGGATATGAAAACATCAGTAATTTTACTAAATTAATTAAAGAAAGGAATGAAGAATTACTATCAGATATGAATAGTGAAACAAAAACATTTCCAAAGGAGTTATTACTTTGAGTGGTAAAAAAAATGTTGTATGGTGGCCAGCCGTAGTCAATGAAAATCACATAGATAAGTATGGGGGATATGATTACTTTCAATATTCAAAAAAAACTTGGGAATATTGGTGTGAGCGTAATGGTTGTGAATTTGTAGAATTTACAAAACCAGTAGAAGGGGATTTAAATAGGTATCGTATAAATTGGCAAAAAATATTATTTGTTTTTGATGAGCTTGAAGAAAGAAATATAGAATATGATCAAATATGTTTGGTGGATAGTTCTTTTATGATTAGATGGGATACTCCTAATTTTTTTGAAATGACTAATAGAAAGTTTACAGCATGTAGAGATATGGATAATATGAGATGGATTTACGATAGTATTCAAGGATATAAAGATATATTTAATGGGTTTAAATTAGATCAATCTAAGTATGTAAATTCAGGTTTTATGATTTTTAATGAGAGTCATAAGGAATTTTTAACTGATTTTAAGAGGTTTTATATAAATAATATAGATGAGTTTATTAGGTTACAAGATGTAGCTGTTAAGAAAGGTAATGAACAGACGCCGATGAATTATTGGATACAAATGAATAATATAGATTTAAATTTAAATTTACCACTTCCATATAAAATAACTCATTTACAGAGAAAACAATTGTTTAATTATAATTGGCAACTTAATGAAGATAAGACACCATTTTTTATAAAATATGGATATAATTGTAGTTTTAACGGAATACCAAAAGATCAACGAACTGGTGTTATGAAGCAAGTTTGGGATTTGGTAAAAGATAATTATACATTCGATGAAAACAAAATATTATTAAACTCAGTAAGACATAAAGACACATTTAAGAATGCTACATCAAAAAAGTTTAAGTCGGATTTAATTGATTTTTTTAAAGATAAAAAATATAAAGATATGACCTTAGTAGAATTAGGGGCATGTCAAGGAGATACAACTAAAATATTTAGTCATTTATTTAAGGAAGTATATGCTTATGATTGGGATTCCGACAATGTAAATCAAATACGAGAAAAATGTGGTGAGAATGTACATAGTGAAGTTATGGATGTGACTATTGATAAATGGAATTTTCCATTGGCTGAAGTTGTTTTTGTAGATGCTAGTCATGATTATCCACAGGTAGCAATTGACATACAAAAGGCATTGGATTATTTTGATAATCCAATATTAATTTTAGATGATTATGGCAATCCAAATAACACAAGTATTAGAAAATCAATTGATGATAAAATTAAAGAGGGTAAGGTAAAAATAATTAAAAAGATAGGAGAAAATATAGGATACGAAACTAAATCAGGTTGGAAGATGGTTGATAGAGAGGGAGTTATTTTAAATGGGTAAGAAGAATTTAGTTTTTATGATGGATATTGATATTAAAGGTGATGGTAGATATGCAAGTAGTAGACGAGCAGCTTACAAATATTCAATAGACAGTTGGAAAAAATGGTGTGATAAAAATAACTCTGAACTTTTTGTCATGAATGAACTATTACTAGACAATGATAAGATGGGGGTTTGTTGGCAGAGATATTATTTATTTGATATATTGGATGTTAATGAAATAGAGTATAATCAAATTCTTATGGTTGATGCTGATACTATTGTTCATCCTGATTGTCCTAATTTTTTTGATATGAGTGAGGGTAAATTGTGTGCTGCTCAATTTGATGGTAGTTGGGATTGGGTTCTTAGAGGTATAGAAAATTACTCTAAATATATTTTTGATGGTTTTATGATGCCTTGGTATAATTATTTTGATTGTGGGTTTATAATCGTAAATGATAAACACAGAGAATTTTTTAAAATTATTACAGATTTGTACTTGACTTATAAAGATAATTTAACTATATTACAAGATACATTTTATAATGGTACGGATCAAACTCCAGTTAATATTTTGGTTCATAAACACGATATAGATTTAAAACTATTACCATATGAATTTAACATGAATGATATGAGTAGAAAAGAAATATTAGCTGATGATATGCTATTTACAAAATGTGGATGGATATATCAGTATAATGCTATACCAAATAATAAAGACAATAAATTAACTAACTATTTTATGGAAAAAACATATAAATATTTTTATGGAGAATTAGTTGAAAATTAACAATAAATTTGCTATTGGGTGTTTAGTTCAATGGTATGAAATAGAATTGATAGGTGAATATTTACAGAGTGTTAAGAATGCGTTAGATATAATAGAAAACAAAGAAAATGTCATCGTTGATTTATATTTCAACATGACAACTTCTTTAGAGAATATAGACGAAAAACAATGTACTATGCAAGAAATAAATAGTAGATTTAATGATATTGAAAAAGACTTAATTAAGTTCGGTATCACATTAAATGTTCAGCGATTGGGTGGTATAATGTTACATGAAAGAAAAAAGATATATACTATTGCAGACTATCGTAGAGAATTTAATAGCAAGTATTGTGACAAAGTTGATGTTCTCATGTGGGGTGAAAGTGACTCTTTGATACCTAGACAAACCTTTGAAATACTAGATAACTTACATAGTGGAGTTAAAGATACGACACCAAAGTATGTTAGTTTTTTTGCTACATGTAAGATGTGGGATAAAAGTTGGGAAGTACTAGAGCATCCTGAGTTTACGGTAAAACCTTTTATAGATATGAGTACGGTTGACACTAAAAATTGGTGGAGTCTTAGATATAACATGAACATAGATGAAATGAATTCTTTTAATGATAAGGTAGATGATTTAGATATAAAAGTTTTAAATGAATATAAATTTAATGGATGTGGTTTGGTCATATCATCTGATGTTATCAAGTCTGGTGTTAATATACCTAGAAGTGCTTTTTTCATACATGAAGATACGGCATTTCAATTTCAATTACAAAGATTTTTTCAAGGTCAGATACCACAATATCTAATTAAAAATATTTTATTAGTGCATAATAGAAAACATACTAAAAAACGATCTTATGTAAAGGGTGAAATAAAATCTGATGATGTTAGTGGTGGTAGGTTGAGACATGATTGGTATAAAAAGGCTAGTGATATGAGTCATCATAATGTTTATAATATGTTTAATCAATCTAAAGTATACACTTGGGATGATGTTTTTAATGACTAATATAAACGCAGATAAAATAGACATCCACCCAACGGTTGAAATTGGTAAGAATGTAGTTATAGATTGTGAAAATGTAAAAATAGGTAAGTTTTGTAAAATAGGAGATAATGTAACTATAACTTGTCGTAGTTTCGAGGTTGATAGTTGGTTATTCATGTGGCATGGAGTTGAGATAGGTAGAGGTGGGTGTAATGGTCCTAACTCAAATGTTAGAATTGGTAGTGGTGTTGGTATATTTGAAAATGTAGTAATCAATTCATCAGAATCGGTAGAGATAGGAGATAATTGTGGTATAGGTGCTGATGTAATGATTTGGACACATGGTGCTTGGTTAGATATAACGCAAGGATTCCCATCAGATTTTGGTCCTGTAAAGATTGGCAATAATGTTTGGTTACCCGCAAGAAGTATTGTTTTACCAAATGTAACGGTTGGTGATAATGTGGTTATAGGAACTAACTCACTAGTTAATAAAGATTTACCAAGTGGTTGTTTAGCTGCTGGTTCACCTTGTAAGGTTTTAAAAGAAAATGTATATCCTAAAAAATTAAGTGAAGATGTAATTAAAGTTATGGTTGAAGGTATACTTTCAGATTGGAAAATTCAATGTGATATGAAAAAGATAGCCCGTACAATAAAAGTTAGATATGAAAATCAAAAAATATATTTGTATCAGAGCAACTTTGAAACTATTTATAATATAGAAGAAAGAACAATTGATGGTCATATAAATAATGTCTCGGAAGATTTAAGGGACTATTTAAGAAGAAGGGGTATAAAAATATATACCGATAGGTTTTTTAAGTCAATATGAAATTTTTAAATTTAAATAAAGTTTTATGTTTATCGCCACATCCTGATGATGTGGAGATAGGAATGATGGGCACTATATTTAAATATGATGAAACAATGTTTGATGTCTTATGTTTAACAAAAGGTGGTGCAAAAGGTTATGATGAAACTAATAAATTAGACAGAAGAAAAGAAGTGGACAATGTTTGGAATTTTTGGAAACCTGGTGTAACAGACCATGTTCAAGTACACCATTCTAAGTATGATTACTTTGAAGATTGTACCGAGCCTGGTTGGATTAACTATATCGAGAATGAGTTTGTAACGGAGAATAATTATGATGGAATATTTATTCCAACTGGCGATGACTCGATGTTTGAACATAGGTTTGTAAATAAGTTCGGTTCAGCTTTATGTAGGTTCTCACCCATAAGTTTAATTGAATATCATACATTCAGTTCACTTAATAGTTGGCAACCAAACTTGTTTATAGATATAAAATCTGTCTATGATAATAAGTTAAAGTCATTGGAAGAGTTTAAGTCCCAAAGTCATAAGTCTTATTTTAAGAAGAAGTCATTGGACGCTTTTCATAATAATTTTCAATGTAATAAAAAAGGTAGAGATGTGGTAGAACAATTTAAAGTAATAGAATTATTTGGAGTCTAAGTGAAAGTATTAATAACAGGTGGAACAGGAACAGTTGGAAAATCGCTTGTAAAACAGAATAATAATGAGTATATTAGCATAAGTAGAAATGAAGAAAACATAACTAATTTAAAAAGAGAATATCCAAATGTTAAATGTTATGTAGGTAACATAGAGGATAAATCTTTACTACTTAGGGTATTTAAGGAAGTAAAGCCAGATGTGGTAGTTCATTCAGCTGCTATGAAACACATTGATTTGATGGAGCAAAACCCTATTGCCGGTTGTAATGTAAATGTTATGGGTAGTTTGAATGTAGTTGAGGCTAGTATAATAAATGATGTTCCAATAACTATTGGAGTCAGTACGGACAAAGCTTGTTTATCGGAAAGTGTATATGGTGCTTCAAAGTATTTAATGGAAAGGGTTTTTATGAATGTAAACAATGATGATGCTACTAGATTTGCACTAACTAGGTTTGCTAATGTAGCTCATAGTGCTGGTTCAGTATTACCATTTTGGTTAAAGTTAAAATCAGAAGGTAAACCATTAAAACTTACAGATCCAGATATGAATAGATTAATATTTACAAAAGAAGATGCGGCTAATTTAATCAATAGAACCATTGACTTTACCCAAAAATATGGTGGTGGGTTTGTAAAGTCATATAAGATGAAATGTGTGAATATGTTAGATTTAGCAAAAGTAATATCTGATGATATAGAGATAGTTGGTAAAAGAGCTGGTGAGAAAACTGATGAGGATTTAATATCCGAAAGAGAAATATCTCGTACCTTTATCTATGATGACGATATACATATAAAAGCTCAAAAAAATACCGAGTTTAATAAGTTATCAAAACCTTATAACTCTGCTAGTGCTGAGAAGATGACCACATTAGAAATGAGGGATTTAATATGGGGTTAAAAGTAGGGTTCTTTACAGAAGGTGGATTTGAAGGTAAGATTACATTAGATAATGTAAACATCAGAACTGATGCTGCTTGGATGTATTTGACAGATGCAACACATCATCCATTTCCAAGACTACAAAATCTACCCGATAAATCATATGACATTGGTGTGATGATATTACCAAAGAATAGAAAGATGTTATTAAACTATCCACTATTAGAGCAATATCGTAGAGTATGTAAAAAAGTTACAGTTATGCAAGAAAGTTACTACAACTATTGGCAAGATAGTCCCATTGAAGAGCAGATTTGGTATTTTAACTTTATTACAGAGATGGATATGATATTCTGCCACAACGATATAGATTTAGACTATTATACAGGATTAACTAAAGTTAGAACTGAACTACTTCCCACCGTCATGATTACAGATGGTATTAATAGAAAAAATAAAAGAGGTGATGGTGTCATCATTGGTGGTAATTGGGTAAAGGATTATGGTGGGTTTGATTCTTACCAAGTTGCATCAGAAATAACAGATGATATAACTGCTATAACTACTGGTAGAATGAAACAAGAAGAAAATCAAATATTAAAACACATACCTTGGGTTATGTGGAGAGAGTGGATTGATTTACTATCAAACTTTAGGATAGGTATACAATTAGGAACGGCAGCTGCTGGTCAGTTTCAACTAAATTGTAGTTTTCATGGTATACCTTGTATTGGATATTCTAATTTAAATACTCAGAGAATATTACATCCATTGACCACAGTAGAACTTGGAGACATAGATAAAGCTAAAGATATAGCTAAACAATTGAAAACAGATAAGTTTTATAATCTGTGTGTAGAGACAACTCAAAAAAGATTTGAAATGTATTATTCAGAGAAAGTTTTTGTAGATAATTGGAAAGGGATTTGGAATGAAAAATAAGACAATATTAATACCAGGTGGAACTGGTGCGTTAGGTAGACATTTAATTGAGAGGTATCATCGTGACAACGAAATAATTGTTTATTCACGAGATGAACACAAACATTATCATTTGTTAAAAGAATATCCAAAAATAAAATCTATAGTTGGTGACATAAGAGATAAAGATTCGGTAATGAATGCTTTATTAAGGTTTAATCCTAATGTAGTAATTAATGCAGCTGCACAAAAACATGTACCTGTATGTGAAGATAATCCATATGAAAGTGTAAAGACAAATATAATTGGTCATCAAAATGTAATAGAATCTATAAACCTATATGGTAAATTGGAAACTTTAATATTTGTATCAACTGATAAGGCTTGTAAACCTATAAACATTTATGGTATGTGTAAAGCTATAAGTGAACAATTATATATCAGTTTTGCTAAACAACAGAATAAAGTAAAAGTAGTTACTGTTAGATATGGAAATGTATTAGAATCAACCGGTTCGGTTATCCCATATTTTAAAGGTTTATTAGAAGATTCCAATACAAAATCTTTACCAATAACAGATTATGATATGACTAGATTTTTATTGACATTGGAACAGGCAACTGATTTAATTCATTGGGCTTATGAATATCCTAATTCACATGGTAAAATAGCAGTACCAAAAGTTAAATCACTAAAAGTTACTGATATTGCTAGTGTACTAATAAAAAGTTATGAAGCAAAGGTTAATTTAAAAGAAATAGGAATTAGATCTGGTGAAAAGTTACATGAAGAGATGGTTTCAGCTGAGGAATGGCTAAAGACAGAGGAGTTAGAAAACTTTTTTTTGATAGGTGATGAAAGTATAAATGATGAACATCATTCATATAATTCTTTAGATTATTTGATGAATGATTTTGATGCATATAAATTCTTAAAAGAAAGTGGAGTGATAAAATGAAAGGTTATCAGAAGAGAAAAAATTGTTCTTCTTGTAATAGTAGTGATTTTAGTGTGATATTAAATTTGGGAATAGTACCTCTTGCTGGATATTTTCCTAATAAAGATGAAGTTGGTATTGAAAGTAAGTATCCGTTAAGTTTGCTAGTTTGTAATGATTGTAAGTTAGCTCAAACGGATTCAGTAATAAACCCTAAAATATTATTTGAAGATTACAGATATTTATCATCTGTTGGATTATCTAATCACTTTGGTGAAGTTGCTAATAATTTAGATAAAAAATATAATGTGAAAGGTAAACATATATTAGAGATAGGGTGTAATGATGGGGTTTTGTTAGAACCTTTGTCAAAACTTGGAGCTAAAGTAGAAGGTGTCGATCCAGCAGTTAATGTTGTTAAAATAGCTACCGATAGGGGATTAAAAGTATACAATGATTATTTTAATGATGAAACATTTGGTGATGAAAAATTTAAAAGTAAGTATGATTTAGTTGTATCAAACAATGCTTTTGCTCATATTATAGATATACAAAGTGTTATTAGAGGTATACATTATGTTTTAAAGCCAAATGGTAATTTTATCCTTGAGGTTCACTATTTAGATAAATTAATTAAAGGTAAACAATGGGATAATGTATACCATGAGCACATTTTTTACTATTCAATAACCTCACTAAAAAACATGTTTGAAAGATATAATATGACTTTAATTGATTTTGAAGAAATACCAATACACTCGGGATCTATTAGAGTTACAGTTGTAAATAAAAAAATAAATGTACCTGATAAAATATCCAAAAAAGTAGAGTTAGAATCCCATAGTATTGCCAATCTTAATTATTTGATGAGTTATGGTCAAGATGTAAAACAACATATCCTAAACTTTAAAAAAGAAATTGTAAAACTAAGTAAAGATTATAAAATTGCAGGTTATGGAGCTTCTGGTAGAGCAAATATGTTTTGTAATTTGACAGGTATAAATAAAGATGTTGTTAAGTTTATAGTGGACGAGTCGCCTGAAAGATGTGGTCGTTACATAGCAAATACTGAAATACCAATCGTTGATGTAGAGACATTGAAAAATAATGACGTAGATTTAATAATTATATTTGCTTGGAATTATTCAAAAATGATAATAGATAAAACACAATTTAAGAGTTATTCTTATTTAGTAGCATTTCCTAATATTCAATTAGTGCAGTCTTATGATGAGTTAGAAGGATTTGATTCTATATGAAAATATTAATATTAGGTCATAAAGGTATGCTAGGTCATATGGTTTATAAATACTTTAATGAAAAGACTAACTATGAAATTTTAACCAGTGATTCGAGATGGTCTGATGAAGATTTTGTTAGAAATATTTTAAGTTTCAATGGTGACTACATAATTAATTGTATTGGTGCAATACATCAAAAAACAAACAACTTTGAAGTTAATGTGGATTTACCAATATGGTTAGATAATAATTGTAATAAATGTCGTATAATACATTCAGGTACAGATTTTGAAATGGATAATAGTGAGTATGGTGTATCCAAAAAAAATGCTTCTAATTATATAACAACCTTTGGTAAGTCAACTAAAATTATAAAAACATCTATATTCGGTCCTGAATTAAATGGAAAGAGTAGTCTTTTTGAGTGGTTTATGAATAGTGAGAACGAGGTATATGGTTGGTCTGAAAATTATTGGAATGGCATAACTACTCTACAATGGTCTATGATATGTCACGAGATAATTTTAAGTTGGGGTGAGTATTCTTTAACTAACATTCCATCCACAAGATGCATTTCAAAATATGACTTGTTAAATCTAATAAAGGATGTTTTTGATAAAAAAATAAAAATACATAAAAATGATGATGCCGTTGCTAATAGGTGTCTTGAGGGCACAATAAAAGTTAAAGATATCAGAAATCAAATTATAGAATTAAAGGAATTTTATTATGGTAATTGACTTGCATCCAGAATTTGGATTGGAACTAACACTTGGCATAACATATGCTTATTGGTTACATGAAAGGGGTGAATTAGAGGGGGTGAGAACCGTAAAGGGTATGAAACCATTTTACTATTTTTGTGATAATGTTGAAGAAGTATATGATTATAGAACTATTGATAATAAAGCTGCTGGTCTTGATAATTTACCTAATAATTGGATACATCACAACGCTTTATCTTTATTTGGTAAAGACTATGGTGAATTAACAGTTGAAGAGCAAAATAGTTGTAATGGTAGATTGGACTACAGCAAGTGGTCTGTACCACCATACAAAAAAACTTATCTAACAGACAAGTTTAAAACCGATAAGCCTACTATTTTTATGTCTAATAGGTATAATTTTGAACATGGAAAAAGACCTTTGGGATATTTTGATATCCCATTTTTAAATGAGACATTTAATTATTTAACTGAAAATGGATACAATATTATATACAAAAGACCAAAAAATAATGAATTTGCTTTAGACCAAAATGAAACATCTGCTTTAATTAATGGTTACACCGACATAGTCTCTGATGTAGATGGTATTGGTCGTATGACAGATTATCAGTTAACAGAATATTATGATAATGTAACTTTAATGGATGATTTGATAATTTCATCTGGTTATAAGTTACCTACTGATACTAATAATTACAATAAAATTCAGTTGCAAATATTATCATCCGTTGATGGATTTATATCTATGGGTGGTGGTGGAGGTTTATTGTGTAGTATGTTTGGTGTCCCAAACATATCATATTTTAATACTGGCACCGAGTGTAAAAGAGATGATTATTTTGGAGAAGATAACTATTACACGAAAATGTCAAATCACGACTTTTATCCAATATTAGATCCAGTCAGCGACATAGAGGAAAGAGGTTATAGGGATTATACGGAACTTACAAAAAAAATAAAAGAGGTATTTAATGAATAAAATAATAAGTTTTATACAACCAAGTAGAAACAACCTAAAGTATCTTAAATGGTCTTACAATAGTATCAGAAAAAACTTAGGATACAGGCATGAGATATGTTGGGCTGATGATTTCTCAGACGATGGAACTTGGGAATGGATGCAAGAAATTGCTAAAAAAGACCCGAATGTAAAGATACATCGTAACGAAGGACCAACTCGTTTAGGTCATACTATACTTTACGATACATTAGTAAATGAATATGCTACAAGTGATATCGTGATGATATATCATGCTGATATGTATGCGTGTCCTGGTATGGACGAAGCTGTATTAGGTAGGTTAACCGAAGGTAGTGTTGTATCTGCTACAAGAATAGAACCACCACTACATCCCGATGGTCCTGAAAAGGTATTGTTAGACTTTGGTATAGAACCAGAAGAGTTTGACGAACAAGGATTACTGAGTTGGTTGAGTGAAGAAAGAACAGAAAAGTATACACGAGGTATCTTTGCTCCGTGGGCTATACATAAGAAAGATTTTCAAAAGATTGGTGGGCACGACCCGTTGTATGCTCCACAATCTAAAGAAGACTCTGATATATTCAACAGATTTCAGTTGGCTGGTTACAGAACCATACAAACATTTCAAGGTTTCGTATATCATATGACTTGTAGAGGTAGTAGATTTAAGGATGGGGCTATGAGGAATCCAGCAGGTCAAGTCTTTATGAATGGGAGAGAATCATCAGAGTGGTTAGCTCAGAATCTAAAGAGTACAAGAAACTTTATTCGTAAGTGGGGACACATGGTTCAACATGATGCTTATCTTAAACCGATAGTTCCACCTAAATATGATATTGCTTTCAAAGCTCTTAATTGTAACAAACAACTTCTATATGAATTAGAACCTTGGTGTAGTAAAATATATTTGGATTATGGTTCAGTAGGAAAGTATTCAGCTGAATATCAACGAGAAGAACAACCAAATACTCAGTTTAATTTAGATGAAAAAATAAAAATGTATGGTAATGCTGATGTAACTAAGTCTCATGACATTTTAGTTGAGTTTGATTGTGGGAAACTAAACAACGAGAACTTTCAGATAATAGTAAATCTAGCTAAAATGCTACAAGATAGTGGTGAAGTCGGTGAGATGGAGTTCGATATTTTTAAATTATATATAAATTCTTTACAAACATATGAAGATAAGTTGATTGTTTGTAAGAGTAATTTATATTTATAAGTGTAATAAGAGGTTATAATGGAAAACAAACTAGGTCTATATATTAGTAACTTAATGACAACCATAGTAGATAAAGAAGAAAAACTATTTGTCAGAAAGTTAGCATTCAATGAATTGGAAAATATAAGTCAAGATATAAGTTCTTTTCTTACTTCATATATTAGTGAGATTAAACCAGATCCTTTTCAAAAAGAACAAAACAAAAATAGAAACAAAAAACAAACAGAAATTAACTTTGGAGTTAAACATGAAGATAGATAATGAAGCATTAGCAGAGCTAAGAAAAATAAGAGCTGCTATGGATAATGCTTATGATAAATTAAATAAACCTTTGTATGAAAAAAATATTGCTGCTAAAGTAAGTTACAAAGAAACTATTCCTTTTAATTTAATACAAGAAAACTTTGAGTTTATTGTTGAAAAAATTAAAATATTAGAAGAATCAGTAGGAGTAGAATAATGGCAAACGATCACGCTAAAGATAGATATGCTCCACCGGCAGTTGGTAGTGATTTTGATAAAGATTATTTTGGTGATGTAAATATCGGCGAAGTATTTAGATTAAGACCAGATAATAAAGCTAAGTCTTTTCGTAAAGTAAAAGATGGTGTTGCTTTTGACATCTCTGAAAGAAAAGAAATTCAGTTGAAACCAAGAGATGAGATATATGTCAAGTCGTAGATTTCAAAAACCTATACGAATCAAAGGTCAGAGATTAGTCTTAACTAAAAAGATGATTGAAGATGCTCAATCTCAGACCAAATCAAACATGGCAGCAGCTAGGTGGTTAGGAGTTAACTATCTAACTTACCGTAAGTATGCTAGGTTATATGGTGTCTTTGAAAAACATCTGAATCAATCAGGTGTTGGAATTAAGAAGGGATATGGTAAGTGGAGTAAGCCACTTGATGAAATCTTAGATGGTTCTAAGACTTACCGTATGCGACCATCATACATCAAGAAAAGATTAATAAAAGAAAAGTGGGTAGAAGAAGAATGTAGTTCTTGTGGTTACAACGAAATTGTAATGAACAAAGAATCAGTTGCTCTTCGGTTAGATTATGTTGATGGTAATGTAACTAACAACCACTTAGATAACATTAGGTTATTATGCCCAAACTGCTACTTATCGTACAACGGACATATGCCTTCAGCAGAAAGGTTTTACAAATGAAAAAACAAAACGCTATATTGATAAAAGATTTTTACAATGACAAAGGTACTCTTCACCGAGAAGAGAAAGTTACAATCGAAGAAGAGGGTAACGGACTAAGTAAAGTAAAAAGTGGTACAGGTGCTATCTTTATCATTCCAACACATATTCTTAAATTAATTGCTTGACATTAACTCTTTTTTGTTGTAAATTACTTACAATGAAAAAGGAGTTTTATATTGAAAACAATAATTGATTGTTACAAGCACGATAATCCACTAATACAAAAACGACTAAGAGAGGTTTCGATTGAAGAAGGACTCAAGATTGCCACAGAATTATTTCAGATACTTAACGAAAGAAAAGACGGGATTGGGTTGGCGGCTAATCAAGTGGGAATTGATGCCCAAGTGGCTGTTCTTAATGTTAGAGAACCACTCATTCTTATCAATCCTAAAATCATATCTAAAGAAGTAGAGATACCTTTTTACGAAGGTTGCCTATCCTATCCAGGTAAAGGTTGTCATACCAAACGATACAGAGATATAATTATATCCACAGCACAAGAAGAAAGCCATTGGTATTTTAGTGGTGCTGATAAGGGTGAAGATGGTATGGGCTCTTGGGAAATGGATAAAAAAACACAAGGTAAAGAACTTAGAATCTTAGAAGCAGTATGTATCCAACATGAGATTGACCACCTAAATGGTATGAGAATATTAGATAGGGTGGTTGATACTACTATCAGAGTTGAAAGAAAGATAGGTAGAAATAATCTGGTTACAATTAAAAGAGGTGATGCTGTTAAAGTTCTTAAATACAAGAAAGCAGAAAAACTTATAAAAGAGGGATGGATATTGAAATGAATAAAATAGATACAAATGATTTAAAAGTAATGAAAGGTTTTGTAACATCATATGGGTGGGTAAAAAACAAAACATATTCACCAATAGATGATAAAGTAATACCTGATCACATATGTGCTGATTTTGATGACGATTGTCATGATTTACCACAAACACATTGGCATTGTTGGGAAGATCAACCTGAATGTGGGGTGTGTCCATTTACATTACAAGAAGTAACCGAGGATATTGAAAATATAAAAAGTGTTATATAAACGCTTGACTTTTATAATATTCCGTGGTAAATTATATCAATGAGTAAGACACCAAAATATTCTAACGCCGGTAAGGGTGATAAACCAAGACAAGAAATATCCCCAACCGAATGGGCAGATAGATGGGATAAAATCTATGGTAAGAAAGAGAATGATATGAGTATAAATAAAAAATTAGATTACAATACAGAACTAATGGTTATTACAATGGAAGAATGTGGTGAGTTAATAGAAGCTTGTTCCAAAGCTATCCGATGTGAGAATTATGAAAATCATCCTAGATTAATAGAAGAAGCTGGTGATGTATTGGTGATGATAGACTTAATGATAAAACGAGGTTTACTTAACCAAGAAGACTTAGATAAACGTAAAGAAATAAAACTTAAAAAACTAAAAAAATGGAGTAACTTAATATGACTAGAAAAGCTTTTATAGAAGCAAGTGGTAACTTTTCAATATATGGTGTGATTAGATTTTCAACATATATGATTTCATCTTCAGCATTATACTTGGAGAACTTTCAAGTAGCTGGAATAGCCTTTGGGTTTGGTGCTACACTTGGATTTGTTCGTAGACTAGCTAGAATTTGGGAGAACTAGAGTATGAACATGGGTTATGCTTGTATCAATATGCAGTTATGTTATCCACAAAAATATGGTGGTAAAGAGAAAGGTGTAGAACCTATTACCACAGGTCGTACTATGATTAAGAGAACCTTTGAGTCAAAGGGTTTGGATTATGCTAGTGAACTTACACTAAAAAATGTGAAAGACTTAAATGGTATTATCAGTTGGAATGTTCTTAACGGATACGATTTCTATCGTATGAGTAGTGGACTAGCTCCTTGGAAAACGGAGTATGATTGGGAAGACCTAAAAGATATTGATGAAATCCGACAATGGTTTCATTCTGCTGGTACTATGGCTAAGACTCATAATGTTAGATTGACTTCACATCCAGGTCCTTACAATGTATTGGTATCACCAAAAGACCATGTGGTTGATAATTGTATTAAAGACTTGACTATACATGGTGACGAGTTTGATATGATGGGATTGAGTAGGACACCTTACAACAAAATTAACATTCACTTGGGTGGTGCTTATGGAGACAAAGAAGCTAGTATGAAACGATTTGTCAAGAACTTTCCAAGACTACCAGAAAGTGTTCGTAGTAGATTGACATTGGAAAACGATGACAAAGCTAGTATGTATTCGGTGAAAGATTTATACTATGGTATTTACAAGAAGATTGGTATTCCTATTGTATTTGACTACCATCACCATCAGTTCTGTACCGGTGGTATGTCGGAACAAGAAGCACTTGAGATGGCGCTATCTACTTGGGGTGATATCAAACCTGTAACTCACTATTCAGAGAGTAGACGAGATGAACAAGAAGATAAAACTATCAGAGTTCAAGCTCATTCAGATTATGTA